GGGAATTTGTTCTTTCTCCCAATTTCGATAAACACCTTTTGGCGCAACAATAACAGCAGAGTCAATTAACCCGTTGTCATACTGCATAGCGATTGTATCAATTAAAACTTTAGATTTTCCCGTTCCCATTTCCATAAAAAGTGCAAATTCTTTACGTTTCCAGGATAGCTCTAATGCTTTTATTTGATGCTCGTATGGCTTAGTTTTAAATTTATATTTCATTTTTTTGTATTAAAGTTCTTGACAATAATATAATCGATATTATTTTTATTTCAAGAAAGATAATAATAATGGCAAAAGTATACGTAATACAAGAAAGACCAGAACGTAATATACTATCCGCAAGTCAATTTGGCGAGCTTACTTTAGTATTACCGTTTAGAAGACAGATTGTTTTATCTGCCGCGCCAACAATACAACAAATGCAAAGAGTCTTAAAAAATTTCACAGACGAAGATTATTTGTTGTTAATGGGAGATCCTGCAGCTATTGGAATAGCTTGTTCGATTGTGTCAGATATAAACAGAGGTAAATATAAATTGCTCAAGTGGGATAAAACTGAAATGATGTATTATCCTGTGCAGATTGACTTATACCAGAAAGGAGAATTTGATGACGGAGACGATATCTACAGACCAATTAGCAGCTCTAGCTAATGTAGCGCATACCTTATCTAATGAAATAGATTTAAATGAGGTAAAAGACGTTGCAAAATTATGTGAGCAACTATCTCAGACTGAGAATGCAATCGATCAGGCTGATCAATTAAAAAAAGAACTTACTGATATGAAAGAAAAACTTTCATATGAATTAATCCCTCAGGCAATGCAAGAATTGGGGTTACAGACTTTACAATTAAAAACAGGCGAGAAAATTCAAATCAAGCCTTTATTAAGAGTTACGCCTAAGGTAGAAGATAGACCTGTAGTTTATCAATGGCTTAGGGATAATGGTTTTGGAGACCTGGTTAAAAATATAATCAGTGCTTCGTTTGGCAGAGGAGAAGATGCAAAAGCAGAAGACTTCAAAAAAGAAGTAGAGAAGCTTGGTCTAATGCCGAAACAAGAGGAGAAGGTAGAACCCTCAACACTGCGTGCTTTCGTTAACGAACAAGTCGTTGAGAAAGGACGGGACGATCTACCGTTAGACAAGTTTGGTGCTTTCATCGGGCAACAAACAAAAATAACTAAAGGATAAAGAAACATGAATCAAGTAGTAAAGAAAAAAGAAACAAGTGTGGCGATCGCTGATCTTGTTGGCAAAAATGCAGGCACGGGATTTGAAAACGTAACAGGCGCAGAAGACTTAGCCCTACCGTTTTTAAAGGTTTTATCACCGTCATCGCCCGAGTTAAATAAGAGCAAAGGCAAATATATTGAAGGTGCTCAAGCAGGAAATATTATTAATACGGTCACGAAAGAAATCTTCGATGGCGAAAAAGGTATTAAAGTTATTCCTTGTTTTTACAACCGAGAATATATTGAGTGGGCAGAAATGGGTACAGGCCCAAGTGCACCAATAAACATCTATCCAAAAGAATCTGACATTATGACTAAGACAAAACCTAATGGCGGAAAAGATTGGTTAGACAATGGTCACTACGTGGAAGACACACGTTCTCATTTCGTTATCGTGTTAGACGATAATTATAACCCAATGTATGAAGCACTGATGATCATGAAGGGATCTAATCGAAAGATATCTAAGAATTGGATGTCCCAACAAATGATGAAGAAACTACCTGACGGCAGACCTCTACCGTCTTATGGTTTCATTTACACTGCTAAGTCAAAAGACGAAAGCAATAAAAAAGGTGCTTGGAATCGTTGGGAAATCGAAGCTGATAAAATGGTCGATAATGTTGAAACCTTTAAAAAAGCTGAAGGTTTCTATTTGTCTATGAAAAAAGGCGAAAAGACCGTGGATCACGGAGCTGCAGATGGAGTAGAAGAAACATCCGCACCTACTGCTTCAACAAAATCTAACGACGATATACCGTTTTAGTTTGTGTTGTGGGGGCTCCTGCCCCCACAGTTTTTAACTGGGGAGTTACATGAACGATAAAGTAAAAAAATTTGCAAAGATATTCGAAGGGCTCGAAGAGGGCTGGGGACAGTTTATTGCAAAAGAAACTGAACCTGAAACCGGAAAACAAAAGGGTAGATATTTTATAGGAGATAAACCCTTAACCGAAGATAATTTCACACAACATTTGATGGGCAATGGTCCGTCTTTAGGTATTGTTCCAATTAGAAAAGATAATACATGTACTTGGGGTGCTATTGATGTCGATGAATACTTAGAGAATAGACCTGAGCCAAAAGATTTATTAGCAAAGATAAGAGAATTAAATATGCCTTTAATTCCTTTTCGCTCTAAAAGTAATGGATATCACCTATATTTATTTTTAAATGATAAAGTTTCTGCTGCAAGTATGAGAAAGAAACTAGACTCAATGGCAAAAGCTTTAGGATTTTTAGGTAAAATAGATATCTTTCCACGACAAGAAGAGATTGATTTTGATGCAGGCGACCGAGGAAATTTCATTAACATTCCTTTTTATGGAGGCAACCGTGGTGTTCGATATCTATACGACGACAATGGAGAAGCTTCGACTGTCGATCATTTCTTTGAACTCTATGATAAGTATTGTTTAACAGCAGAAAAGTTCCAGGAACTTAACTACAAAAAAGAAGAAAAGAAAGCCGAGGAAACTTTAGGCATACAAGAATTTAAGGACGGTCCTCCGTGTCTCCAACAGCTTGCTACAGAGAAAGTGTCTCACGGCTCACGGAACGAGTTCTTATTTATGATGACGACTTATCTAAAACAAAAGTACCCTGATGATTGGAAAGATCAGTTAGATAGAATTAATAGAGAATATATTGAAGATCCTCTAAACTCTGAAGAAGTTATTGCGATTAAAAGATCAACAGACAAAAAAGATTATGGTTACAAATGTAAGCAGTCTCCTTTTTGTGATCTATGTAAAAAAGATATTTGTCGTAAAAGAAAATATGGTATTGGCAGAACCCAGATACCTGAGTATGCCAACCCTGCAGTATTGTTATCAGAGCCACCTGTTTGGTTTTTAGATGTTCCTGTTCTCGATGAGAGCGGTGAAGTTTTAAAAGTTGGTCGAGGTAAGTTCACAACAACGCAGCTAAGACTACAAGATCAATTTGCAGAAGCTTGTATGTCTAACTTATCAATACGATACAGACCTGAAGGAATGTCCGCAGAGGATTGGAGAAATACTGTTAATCGTTTAATGAGAGAAGCAGTAGAAATAAAAATATCTGAGGATGCTTCTGAGTTTGGTGAATTCACTGATCATTTAGAAGATTTCTGTGTTAACAGAGCAAGAGCAATCGATAAGATTGATATCTTAGATGGTAAACCTTACACCGAAGAAGGCTTTACTATGTTTAGACTAAAAGATTTACAGAGACATTTGAAAAGCGCAGGCTTTAAAAATGATCGAAGTCATGTCATGGCATTACTATATCGATTTGAATATGAGGAGTATAACACTTCTGTTCGATCAGGCAGTGATAACAAGACAAAGTTTTTAAGACTTATAAAGATTAAGGCGTTTGATGAACCATTAGAGCCTGATGATCCACCTAGTATGGAACTAAAAAAGGAGACAGTATTTTAATGAAAACGCCTACCATAATTCTTGGACCGCCAGGTACAGGCAAAACCACTAAACTATTAACTATAGTCGACTCCTTACTCAATAGTGGCACTGAACCTGAAAGTATTGGTTATGTCTCCTTCACCAGGAAAGCGGTACAGGAAGCTAGGGACAGGGCTGTAGCAAAGTTTAAACTCCCCACCGATAAGTTTAAATACTTTCGGACGATGCACAGTCTTGCCCTAGAAAACTCCAATTTAAATACAGCAAAGCTTATGGACGACGAAAAATTCGAGGAATTTTCCAAAATAATGGGCCTGTATGTGCCTGTTAAATCTGTCGAGGATGAAGAGACGGGGATGAAAATGTATAACAATAAATACCTCAATATCATGCAAAATGCACGACACCGGGGTGTTCCTCTTCGAACAGAGTATAATCAAGGGGGATTTGACTTCTCTTTCACTGTTCTTCAGAAGTTTGCTAATGGTTACAATAAATTTAAACAGGCCAGGGGATATTTTGACTTTACCGACATGATTGAAGAATATGTCATTCGAGGCGATGACATTCCTTTGGATGCTCTTTTTATTGACGAAGCTCAGGATTTAAACTTTCTACAATTAAAAATGAAAGAGAAACTACAGGGTAATGCAATGCAAACTTATATTGCAGGAGATGATGACCAGGCTATCTATTCATGGAGTGGTGTTGATCCTAAGCATTTTATTCAAATGGAAGGCGATGTAGTTAATCTAAAACAATCATATCGTTGTGCTAAATCTATTCATAAAGTAGCGATGAAAATTAGAGAAAGAATTAAGTTTAAAAGAGACAAGACTTGGGAACCACGGCCCGAGGAAGGGAAGATAGTTAGACATGCTGATTTATATTATGCAAGAGAAACAGCCAAAGGTAATTGGATTATGCTGGGGAGAACAAAAAATATATGTAAACGACTAACAATGTTTTGTAGAGAAAAAGGTTTTTACTATGCAACAAGATATGGAAATTCTGTATCAGAAAAAAGACTGACAGCATTACAGACATGGTTAGATTTACAACAAGGTGAAGTTATTAGTTTAGCTGCACTTAATAAATTATATTTTTATATTGCACCAAAAGATAGAATTGCACGGGGCAAAAAAGAACAATTAAAAAACTATTTAAAAGAAAACCCTGCAGCTAAAAAAGAAATGGTGAACATAGAAAAGATACAGTCCGATTGGGGACTTATGGTAGGAGTAGAAATGACCTGGTTTGATCTCTTTACAAATTATCCTTATGAAGATAAACTCTATCTAGATTCGCTATTAAGAAGAGGTGAAGATATATTTAGTAAGCCTAGAATACGTATTGAAACGATTCATGGTATGAAAGGCGGAGAAGAGGATAATGTTTTGTTATTACTAGACATGGGTAAGCTCGCTTACGATTCATATAAACGAGGTGAAGATGACGAGCATCGTGTGTGGTATGTAGCAGTTACAAGAGCAAGAAATGAATTACATCTGGTAGATCCAGATTCCGATTGGGGGTATTCAATATAATGACTTACTTTGTTTTAAAATATCAAAAAGGTAAAATTTATCTAGATGGAAAAGAAATAACACAAAGTGAATTTAGAACTATTAAAGAACAAGTAACTGAGGTAGACAAAAAACTTTGGTATGAGGAAGTTAAAAAAGAAGCAGAAGAAATAGGAAAAAGAGTTAAACATGGATAAAATTAATCCTGACTATTATAAGAATAAATCTATTGAAACAATTGAAGTCATTCGAAATGAATTAACCTCTGATGAATTTAGAGGATATCTTAAAGGTCAAATATTTAAATACTTGGCCAGGCATCGTTTAAAGAACGGCGTTGAGGATTTAAAGAAAGCTCAATGGTACATGAATTATTTAGTTAAGTTTGAAGAAGAACTAGAGGAGATTATTCACTAATGAAAGACAGCACCCAACAGCCCTTATTTGCTCCTAAAACAGAATATATTTTACCTCAGACCTTCCCTGATTTGTCTGGTTCCAAGCATATTGCAATTGACTTTGAAACCAGGGACGATCAGATGAATGAAAAAGAAGGTATGGGTTGGCCTACGGGAAAGGGTTATGTCGTGGGATTTTCTGTAGCGGTTGAAGGTTGGAGCGCCTATTATCCTTTTAAACATCAAGGTGGTGGAAACTTAGATGAAAAATTAGTTTTAAAATATATTAAAGAAATCTGTGAACTCCCTGTTCCTAAAATATTTCATAACGCTATGTATGATTTAGGTTGGATTAAAAAAATGGGGTTCAAAGTCAATGGTCGTTGTTACGATACAATGATTATGGCGTCTCTTTGTGATGAGAACAGACTTGGTTATCACTTAGATGGGCTAGGAAAAGAATTTTTAAACATGGGTAAAAGCGAAAACCTCTTACGTGCAGCTGCGAAAGAATGGAATGTTGATCCTAAGTCAGAGATGTGGAAGCTCCCTGGCACTCTTGTCGGAGAGTATGCAGAACAAGATGCAGTTGTCACATTAGAATTATTTAAATATTTATATCGAGAAATCGGTAAACAAGGTATCGAAAGCATCACCAAATTAGAACACGATCTTTTACCCCTTTTGATCGACATGACTTATATTGGTGTGCGTATTGACGAGGAACAAACTTCTAAGGTTGGTAAACAGATTGATCTTGAATCAAAATCCCTCCTTCGTGAGATCAAACAAGAAACCAACGTTGACTTAGAAGTGTGGAATGCTAGGAGTGTTGCTAAAGTTTTCGATCATTATAAGCTCACATATCCTCGCACAGAGAAAACTGATGCTCCTAGCTTCACCAAAGGATTTTTAGAAACCCATCCTCATCCGATGGTACAAAAGATATTAGACATTCGAGCCTTAGCCAAGACCCGATCAAGCTTTGTCGATAAACTGCAAAAGCATACAGTGAAGGGTCGAGTGCATGCTCAGATTAATCAAATTCGATCTGATGATGGTGGCACCGTGACAGGACGTTTTTCGATGAGTAATCCTAACTTACAGCAGCTTCCACGAAGAAATAAAAAGATTGGTAATATGATCCGTGCTCTTTTCTTACCTGACGAAGGGAAGATGTGGGGCAGCTTTGACTATTCTCAACAAGAACCAC